TTTGAAGTTTAGATTTCAAATAGTTGGTTCTATGTTCCATAGTGGTAGATTTACTATTATTTATGAACCTAACAGTATCCCTGGAGGTGCAACTAATCAGTATAACACTACGTTTAATTTCACTGGAGATTTAGATGAAGCTCGCGATTTTGAAGTGACAGTCAATTGGCAGAACGATAGGATCTGGTCAGACATTGATACTGGTACATCCAGTAGAAATTTCTATACCACCACGTCACCAGGAACTGCTTTTCCTAATCGCCAGTATTGTAATGGAGCGTTGTACTTTCAAGTGGCTAATGAACTGGTCACACCGGATGCAACTACAGGAGTGACTGTTTTGGTTTGGATATCAGCTGGAGATGATTTTCAACTTCAGAACCCCTCGAATGGGATAGCTGGCTTAAATATAACTGATGATGCAGAGGCTGTGTCTGCAGTAGGTGATTTAGATGATCTATTTGCACAAGGGTTGGGAGATGATGATGAAGCTACTGGGAAAGACGATAATCCCGATGATACTAACGTCGAAGTTGAATTGACTCGTGATGTTGTGGTTAATCCAGCAAGACGTGAACTCGTAGCCTTTGGGGAAGTTCCCACTCATTTGAGACAACTCCTCAAGCGTTACAACTATTATAGAACATTTAGTGGAGGGACATTCTTTCCAGCTACTATTGCTGTTCAGAATACGTCTTTCTATGCTTTCCCTCTTCCTAAGGGTTTTTTCACGACTGGAGTTGATACTACTCTACTAGTGAATCAGTATAATTATGTTGCAATGACCACTATGAATTACCTACGTGGTGCTTATGCTGGTTGGCGAGGATCTATACGTTGGAAGTTCTTCGGAGATAACACTGATATTAAGATGACTGTTCATAGAACTCCTCAAACAGCAGTGACTCTAAATTATGTTCCAACTGTGAATGCAATATCTGGTTCCTCTAGTCAGAGGGCTCGAAATCTTATTGGATTTCGAGATCAATCTCCAACTGGGATGGCTTTGACCACAAATCAAGTTATTCCGGTTATTGAAGTGGAGATTCCTTATATGCTCAACACGAAGTTTTCTCAGTGTAAAAGAGAATGTTGGGCCTCATCAGATTACACCGTACAAAACATGTATCCATCGGGAAATACGTTTGCTCTCGGAGTAACAACATCAACAGTTACAACAACAATGCTTGATGCATTTGTAGCAGCAGGAGAAGATTTCTCTTTTATGGGATTTATTGGTGCTCCTGTTACTTATGCTTATACTTATCCTTCAGCTTAGTTGTAACTAGGGTAACACTGAGTGTTATCTTAATAGCCAATAGAAGCGTTGGTGAAGCACCAGGAAGGTGCTTGATTGTTTATCAAAGACTTTGATATAGTTTTCAAGCTCCTTTATGGGGCGGAGTTTTTATATATCGCAAGTTTTAATAGGCAATAGCTTATGTGCA